TGATCACATCGTTTTTGAAATAAATCTACATTTGCATTAAATCTAGATTCATACAAGTGATATATTTTATCAGCAAATAAAGTACCTATTCCGTATGTTCCGTAATTTGATAATTTCCAAAGCCCGCTCATAGGTACTCCATCAAATTTTGTTGGATACCAACACCTATAATTTATTCCTCTTTCCTCTGCGATGTAACTTACTTCCTGTGCTACATCTGATCTATTTGTTTCTTTGAAGCTGGGAGATCCCATTTTATTGTGGCAGTTTTTTGTAATAAAGAAAAAAGCCGGAGATGCGAATACATGAGATCTTGGATGAATATGATTTGATGCCTGTGCAGTCCCTATAAAACTATCGTTCTGTATGACATATTTCAATCCTTCCATGAATATGTCTCTTGTTAGGGGAACGCAATCGATGTCTGTAAAAACAAAAACATCGCTATCGTTGTTTTTTATTGTTTCATCCATCCAAATACCATGGTCACACGGTATTTGTCGTATGGGTGGTCTGTTCATGGCAGTGTATTGAACAGGGATTTCAAATTTTTGATAAACTTTTTTATGACATTCCACAACAGTGGGATTTATGTTAGGGAAGTATAGACTATGAACAGAAACTTTCATATGCTTACCTTTATGTGGGTTCTTGTGTTTACTTTTTCTATGCTTATTATATCATATTCTGTGCAAGAATTCAAGCCATCATTTTTCCAATTTTCTGATCCTGCCCACGTTTCTCGTACTTTTTCGATGTTTTTATGATATTCTTCCCAGACAATATTTCTATTATGATCTAACGAATTAAGTCGCCCTTCGCATTTTCTTATTGTCTGTAATCCTGCCATTTTACATCTGTGCAGAATATCATCGTCTTCGGCTCCCCATCCCCAGTATTCGTTGCTATATCCATTAATTTTTACATAATCTTCTCTGGTAAATACAACAACTCCACCAAAATACCCGTCATATGGCAAACCATAATTAAACTGGCTTACAGAACAAGCAAGGTGTGCTGGTTGACTTTCATACGAGTAATCTACGCCTTCAGGTAACATGTCTATGTCATGAAACACGAAATAGTCCAGAGTTTCATCTTTGCTTGCTTCCTTGAAGGCTATGTTGTATATTTTTCCCTTATTGAAGGCTTTGCCATGATCTTGCTCAACAAGGTAAAACGAAAAATCTATATTTGCTTCTTTGAGATAATTGTTAATGTATGGCTCAAAGACTTCAAGATGTTGTTCCCTGTCCCTAAATGGAACAATTAGACCCATCTTGTGTTTATATTGTTCCATACTTAAACTCCTTACCCACAGCAACTTCTAGCTTTTCCATGACTTCTTTTGTGAAGTATTTCTCTGGATTCTCGTTTATGTTCTTTTCAAACGCAGTTGTTCCATCGGGAAGTTCTATTCTGGTCGAAACCTTCTTGAATATCCCAGCATTCAATGCCAGTTCCACTAGACCATAATAACGATTCAATCCCGTTTCAAAGTTCAGTTGAACATCCACTTCACGGTTTTCCTTGGTGAAACGGCTCTTATAAGTTTTGCAGTGAATGATGTTTCCAACAACTTCTCCGGTTGCATCCTTATCCTTCTTCTTTGAAAGATACACAATCGTGGATGCCGAATACTTGAGTCCTTCTCCACCAGACATATCTTTGGTTGGAACATACGCCCCTACGACTGCATATGTGTGGTTTGTCATGATCATGGGTATTGCTGCCTGTCCAAGCTTAACCGCAAGAACACGAAATGCAGAACGAATTTGCTGGGCTCTTGTCATGTCCCTTACATTTTTTCCCTCTATTGTGTCTGCCATTTCCTTTTCAGTTGAAAGCATCCCTAGAGAATCCAATACTATCAACATTGGTGTTCTGTTTTTCTTTTCTTGCTGTAAAACTTGATCTACAATGTTTACACATTGATGTTTAAATTCCTCTATGGTCATTACAGGAAATACAGCAACTTTGGATGTATCTACATCCCTATTCAGGAACATTTCTTTTGTAACGGCTTGCTCTGTATCAAAATAAACAACGGCTCCCTTTGGGTTGTTCTTAAGGAATTGTGCTACGATACCGAGAGCAAAGTATGTTTTGCCTGTTGCAGATTCACCGGCTAGAGCGGTGATCTTATTTCCGGGTATTCCACCATACAAAGAACCAGAAACAAGGGCATTGAAGGCGTAGCAACCGGTGTCTATGAATCCAGTCACATCTGCATCCAATCCAGAATCTACCGTGCCTGCAAACTGATTACCCGAGTTTTTAATAATGTCTTTCAAAAAATCCATGATTACCTCATATAAAAAATGATTCAAGATTCGTCGTTTTTTCAGCAGTCCATCCGATGCAACTCAATATTGCATTCAGAGGAACAAGAAAGCTTTTCTCAAACATGTCTTTCCTATCCACATATTTATGAAGCCCGAGCTCAGGAGGAAGCACAGTTGGGAAAGAAAACACATGATTTCCGATTGGATTTGGAGTTTTCATGTGAACAAATTTAATCTTTTCTCCCTCACGAATCAGCTGATACTTTCTCATTAATTTAGAGTTTTTCTTTATTTGTTCATTATACAATAATGAACCTTTTACAGCAATAGGACAGCCTTTGGAATATATGCGTACATTGTCCGTGTACTTCTGAATATTATTACAACTACGAGGAAATGCTATATCTTCAACAGGCAGTTCATCAAAAGTCTTTCGAAACTTTTTGACATAATCCTGTATTTGTTTTTCATCCCCGTTCATAATAATCTGTACACAGTCCTTTAACGCCTCACGAACGACTTTGGGTGTGGATGACCGTGTGGACTCTATACCCATTATCTTTTGTTCTGGGGTCTCCAAGACAACCCCATCCTCTCCCATTACTACATTCAACATGTATCTTTTCTTGGCTGTCCAGATACCGACATCTGCAATACATTCCCGCTTCATCTGAAGTGAGTCTGGAATGCCGCCGATTGTATCTGTGAGTCTGTCAAAGTTCTTATCGATTATGGGTTGGATAATCTTATCACATGCCTTGTCCAGGAAAATAAGAACTTCTTTCTCTGTAGGTTCCTTGGAGAATGACTTTTTAACTAGTTCATCCATACGGATATAAATTGAATCAGTGTCGCTGGCGATCACATAATCGACATCTGTTGTTCCAATAGTCTTGTTCAGAAACTCGTTTAGTTTATTCTGAATAAACCGAATTACATATTGACCAGTGAATGTAATCGCTTCCGCAAGTCGCAAGTCATAGTGTCTGAAATACTGGTTTCCAAGAGCACCAAAACAAGAGTTTAAAGTTACCTTAAACGCCTGCTGCTTGGTTTTATAGACAGAGATTTGCGTCTTTAGCCTCTTGATCTCTGATGAGTTTGCCCCAGTTTCCTGTAACTTTTTGAGCTCTGCCGAAGCATCCAACATTTTCTTTTTGTACACTTTTCTTTCGTTGTACAATTTCTTCATTAGCTTAGGAAGGAATCCCTCAAAATCGGTCCTGTATGTCGTGCCGTTGGCAGCTGTACAGATACCACGCGACTTTCTCTCCTCTATATTTTTATCTACAGACTCCAACAACGAATCTATATTCACAGAACCTCTGACACCATCTTGAGTGATTGTATCCGGTCCAAGATTCAGTAGAATAATATTGCTTGGATATAGAGAATTGATGTCAAACGATACAACCCATTTGTGTCTCCCCACTTGTGGTTCCTTGACATATGCTCCAACAAACTGTTCGGTCTTCTCTCCTGTTTTCTTCTTTGGGACCACAATGTTGTTGGAGATCAATTCGTTGTAGACAAGAACATCCCAGAGCCTGACCTGAGAAAAGACATCATTAAGGTTTGACTTTGCCATGTAACCCATGGTCATTGCGAGCTCAAGCAGCTTTAGTTTTTCTTCGAGCTTTGCAACCAGATGAACATCCTTGACATTGTACTCCATGAACTTCTGAAAGTTTTTGGTGTAGAATTCCTGAATGGTGTCATATTCTGCATATGATACCTTCTTCTCGCCCAATTCCACCTCTGCAATATGATCGAGTTTATATGACTCTCTATTGACAAAAGTAAACTTCTTGTAAAGTTCAAAGTAGTCGAGAGTTACCCTACCCAGCAGTTCATATGCTACTGCCATGCGACCCATGATTTCAACTTTACGCTCACGGATGCTCTTCCATGGAGAAAGTTCCTTGGCGATGTCTTCACCAAACAAATTTCTATATCGATTGACCAGATA